TTACTGCTTACACTGTAAGAACGCCGCAAACTCCGCTCCCCAGAAGCTCATCCGTATTTCGCACAGTGAACCGTGCAGCATCCAGATGATGAGGATTGCCGTCACGCAGAACGTGATGGCCGTAAGCGATTTTTGCGACATAGCACTTGCTCCTTTTCCGGAGAGGCGCTAACCTTTCACTTGTCAAGGTAATGCGGTTAGGGCCTCGGTTAAACAGAGATGTTTTCCGGGGCCTTTCCACATCTGGCCTTCGGGTATTCCCTCCGACCATCAGCCGAAAGGCACCCGCGCGTAATCTATCGCTTTTTTGTTAATCCGGCAATTCTGCCTGTTAGTTCTGAGGTAAAGGCAAACTCATCTGATTGTTTCCCCTGTGTGAAGCTGGCAGCTCATGCCACGGGATACCTTCTGAAGAGTGAACGGCGGAGGCGTGTTTTGATGTGAATTTATGGAAGGCTTCCAGTGTTGAGAAGCATACGCCGCATTCCAGGTTGTTACACTGGTAATACTTTTGCCGCACGGTGTTTGAATCATTTTCCGGACGACTTGTGCGGATACGGGCAGATGCGCCACAAAGCGGACAACGGAACATAGAGACCTCCCTTAACGTGGTGCTTCTGTTATTTTAAGTTCTACTAGCTCCGATTCCAACTGACTAAACCGCTTTGAGTTGAGGGGCTGACATTCTTATTATTCGCTTATCAAAGAATAGCTAGTCAAACCTGATACATTAAAATCAGCACGTTATTTTGATTGTGTGATATCATAACATTATGTTATTAATGCGTTAAATTGGGATATCTAATTCAGATTGTGAGGTATTTATGGGAAAGAATAGTCAACGTAGGCGAGATAATAAAATTAAGCGAGAAAATGAGAAAAAAAGAAACTTAGCGGCAAAGATAAATAAAATGTTGTATATAAAGCCTGATATATTTTTTGATGAATCAGGTAATACTGGCGGAAATTTACTCGATCCATTGCAACCTGTTTTTACCTTAAGTTCAAGTAGTATTAGTAAACAGGATGCGCTTAAGGCATTAGAACTAACCGGAAGCAAGTCTCCAACAGAAGCCCACTTTAAAACTCTTAGACGTAGAAAATCTGGTCAGGATGGCATCATTAGGCTTCTTGAAAGCAAATATGTCAATGAAGAGAATGTTAAAATATACTTGGTCGATAAAAAATACATGCTAACAGCAAAGATTGTTGATATTTTGATCGAGACGTGGTGCTCTAATAGAGGAATAGATCTTTATATAAATGGACAGAATCTAGCTCTGTCTAATGTTTACTATTTCTGTTTCCCTGCTTTCTGTGGGGAGGAAAAAACAGAGGTAATGTATCAGTGTTTTATGAATATGATCAGAAGCCAATCGACTGAGTCAATTGATGAATTTTACAGGGTAATTGATGAGTTAAAGATATGCTCAAGTGATAAGATATTCACAGATATAATAAACAGAATTAGTATTACCAGAAGCGATATTGATGATATATTGGAAGGTGTTGAGAAAAGCACATTAGATCCATCTATACCAAGCCTCTTTAGACACTGTGTAGAATGGGGTAAATTATACCCTAATGGTTTTTATATTAAGCATGACGATTCCAAAGCTATTACAGAGAAGAAAGATATTTTTGATAAATTTATGGATATATCAAAAATTACGGAGGCATATGGTTATGATCGAAGAAAATTTGAATTGCCAATTAAAGCTCGTTCTTTGACATTCCATTCATCACAAGAGTATCCTCAATTACAAATTGTAGATATAGTAGCAAGTGCGGCTGCTTATTATGTTAACTGTCTAAAAAGAAATGACTTAGAAGATTATCTCTTTAAAGAACTTCAAAGAATAAAAATAGATAACTATTTTAAAAATATGGCCATTTGGCCTACAACATATGTTACACCTCAAGAATTAGGCACAATTTATACTGGTGGGCGAAACCCTGCAGATGGAGTCGCTGATTATCTTTCTCAATATTAGTAACTGGAGTTTTAATTAATATGGCCGCGTTAGCGGCCTTTCTAACTATGTTTATTGCTAGTACATATCTGAACTAATACATTTAAGACATTCACGCTGTTTCTGCTATCCATTCCGGGATTTTTGCCTCAAGCTCAAGCTGCGTGGTAAAGCCGCTGTTATCAATAGTGTGCTCGGCTTTTGCAATGATCCAGTCCTGATTATCAATCTCGCTTTTAAATCCTGTTACCGTACCATGCATTTCGGGGTAGAGTTCTGCACGTCCACGCGCCAGCGTGATGGAGAATGATGCGGCTCCGCGTTGTAGCTGCTGCCACTTTGCCGCCGCTGCGCGTCTTGCTGCCTGCTCGTTCTGATAGGTCTTGCGTAACACAAACACATTGCCTTCCGCGCCTTCCATATAATCACCTTCACGGCTGCTGCTTTTCTCCTTTTTGGGTTTTGGCGGTTTGCGGCGTTTCACGCTGACTTTTTTCTTTTTCCCGTAATTAAGATCAAGCCAGTAAGCGCGTACCCCCGTATACGCTTCGCGGTCAGCAATGCGGAACTGATGGCGATCGCCACTGCTGCGCGTGATGGCGAACGAGGGCAACGGCTGGCCCTGTGCGTTCACGCCACCGCCTGGCATGATGAATAACAGATTACCGCTTTTTACCGTAGTGATTGCGCCCAGCATTTCTGCCATGCGCGTAAGGAAGGACATGTCGCTTTCTTCGGTCTGGTCAGCGTGGTCGATTTCAATATCCATCAGCATTTCGCTGATTTGTGGTTTCAGACCGTACCGATGAGCGATGGCGGATACCACGCGCTCAACGGTCACATCATGCCAGGACACCTCACGTTTAACGTTAAATTCATCCCGAAAATCTGCGCTTCTGGCTGAAACCGTCAGCCTGTCCGGCGGTCCTTCGTGAGCGATTTCATCAACAATGTAAGTGCCTTTTTCTGTCAGCGGTTCTCCTTTCCAGCCAATGAGAACCGTCAGGCGCGCGCCCCGTGGCGGTAGCAGCAACTGACCATCCGCATCATCCAGCGTGATGGTGAGCTGGTCCGCCTCAAATCCCCGGTTGTCGGTCAGTGACAGGCTCATCAGGCACTCTGCCACGCCTGACAGCGTTTTACCCTCCGCGAGAATATCAAAATCCGGCATTTTCACGGGGTCTGTGCCCTGACTGAGCAATTGCATGGTGGTGTCGGTCATCTGCTCCCTCCCTGTGCGGCATGGTCGCATGTGCGTGCGGAGGGGGTTACTGCTTTTTGTTGTCGCCGTGGCGGGAGAACGGCGCAGGGGTGAGATTACGCGCGTGGTGGGTGATGATTGTTGCCGAATCATTTAACGGATACAAGGGGCTGAAGCTATGAGTGAAACTCGTTTTCATGGTGCCCGTGTTACGGAAAGTACCGACCTGGTAACAGCGATTAATGATGTTGATTCCAGCGTTATCGGTATCGTGGCAACGGCGGATGATGCGGACGCGAAGCTGTTCCCGCTGAACAAGCCCACACTGCTGACCCGCGTCAATGACGTGCTGGGAAAATGCGGGACAACGGGGACGCTTTATCGTGCGCTTAAGGCCATCGCAGACCAGGTGAGCACAAAGGTGATCGTCGTTCGCGTGGCTGAACACAAAGAAGAAAACGGAAAGACGCAGGATCAACTGGTTATCGGTGGTTCTGAATCTGACGGCAGCTATACGGGGATGTATGCGCTGCTTGTTGCAGAGCAGGATGAAAGCATCGGATACCGTCCGCGTATTCTGGCCGCGCCGGAGCTGGACACGGAGGCGGTGACAAAATCCCTGTGCGTGATTGCGGGTAAACTGCGCGCGTTTGTGTATGCCGCATGTCATGGTTGTAACACGATGGCTGAGGCGATTACCTACCGCCAGAAATTCAACGAACGTGAGGTGATGCTCTTATGGCCTGACTTCATCGCCTACAACCCGAAAAGTGGCAAAAACGAAACGTTCCCCGCGCCTGCTTATGCGTGCGGCCTTCGTGCGTACATTGACCATGAGCAGGGCTGGCACAAATCGCTGTCCAACGTTCCGGTTAAAAATGTGCTGGGGATGTCGAGGCATGTGTTCTGGTCGTTACAGGCCGAAGACAGTGATGCCAACAGCCTCAACAACAAAGAAATCACGACCATTATTCGTCGTAACGGGTTCCGCTTCTGGGGCAACCGCACACCGGAAACGAACGCCTACATCTTTGAGGTGTATACCCGAACCGCACAGGTGCTGGCTGATTCAATTGCGGAAGCGCAGTTTGAAACCATCGACAGTCCACTGACGCCTGCGAACGTGAAGGATGTTATCAGTGCCATCAGGGCAAAACTGGATTCACTGGTTACTGCCGGGAAACTGATTGGCGCGGAGTGCTGGTATGACATCGTGGATAACAGCACCACGAATTTACGTCAGGGGCGTGTGCGTATTCGCTACAAATATACGCCCGTTCCGCCGCTGGAAGACATGGAGCTTTACCAGTCGTTTACTGATGAATTCTTTGGTCCCGCATTTGCGGTGCTGGGAGGTGCCTGATGGCTGTACCAAAACATCTTCGCTTTTTTACGCTGTTTGTGGATGGTGAAAACGAAGTGGGTAAGGTGACGTCCGTCACGCCGCCCAAACTGACGCGCAAAACCGACAGCTATCGTGGTGGTGGCATGATGGGGGCGGTAAGTATTGATCTCGGTCTGGACGACTCCGCGCTTGATGCGAGTTTTGTTATGGGGGGAGCTGTTCGTGCGCTGTTCCTTAAATATGGCGGCACGATTGACGGCACGCTGCTGCGTTTTGCGGGTGAATACTACACCGATGCAGAAAGCGATCTGTATGAAATCGAGATGCGCGGGCGTGTGACGGAAATTGATATGGGGGAGGCCAAACAGGGCGAAGCCACATCACACACTTACGCTGTCAAAAACACCTACTACAAGCTGAGCGTTAACGATCGCCCGCTGTGGGAAATCGACCTGTTGAACCACATCTACCGGAAGGACGGCAAGGACATTGTGCCTGACCGCATTCGTTCCGCGCTTGGGCTTGGCTGATAAGTAATATGCAGGCGGCGCAGTGCGTCGCCTCTGACTGAAAAGGAGACAACTGATGAAAGATATCGATACTGAAACCCGGAATAACACCGTAGCGGATGATGTGACGGCAGGTGAGGATATGGCTGTCGAACGTGGTGTAAAACTTTCCCGGCCAATTGAGCGTGGTGGCGAAAAAATCACATATGTGGAGATCACCGGGGCTATTGAGCAGGCGGGATCCCTGCGTGGTCTGTCGCTGTCTGATGTGCTGAATCTGAAAGCGGATACCATGTTCACGCTGTTGCCTCGCGTGACCTCGCCACGACTGGATGAAGTGATGATTAAAAAAATGTCGTCACGCGATTTTATTCAGTTGTGCGCTGTGGCTGTAAATTTTATGAGCGAGCCAGACTCTGGCGCGAAGAGCGTGCAGGAGACGGCAGCGTAATCACCCTGGTGTGCTTTGAGCACATCGAAGATCTGGTGGCGGATATTGCCGCCATTTTTAACTGGTCGCCCGCCGAAATCTTCATGATGACGCCCGGCGAAGTGGTTAGCTGGCGCGAGCGGGCGGCACTTCGCAGCGGGAATGCAGACAATGAAGACTCTTGATATCCGGGTCGCTTTCAGCGCCGTTGACAGGCTGACCCGGCCTGCCGAAAACGCCCGCCGCCTGATGGGGCAGTTTGGTGACTCCATCCAGCGAACGCAGGGGGCGATCAAAAATCTCGAGCGTCAGGCGCGTTCATTTGAGCGCGCCCGTGACGCTGTCAGTAAAGCGGATGCGGGCATCGTGAAAGCACGACGCCAGCTTAACGCCCTTAATCAGTTACAACGCACGGGTACAGTGCTCAGCGAAAAACAACAAAAGCTGATGCAGCAGTTAAGCACCCGGCTTGAACGCCTGAATGAATCGCGCACACGGGAAATTCAGAAAATGCGGGAACTTGGCGGAGAGCTGAAACGCCACGGCATTTCCCTGACAGGCAGCGATAACACCATCCAGCAGGCCATCAGACGCACCGAACAGTACAACAACCAGCTTGAACGCGAACGGCAGGCGCTTGCGCGTGTAACGCGGGCGCGTGAGCGGTATTCGCGCGCGCAGGAAACCGCGGGAAAACTGAAAACAGGTGGTGCGCTGACAATTGGTGCGGCAGCGGCTGGCGGCTATGCTGCCGGGCGTTTTTTGCAGCCTGCGATCGGGTTCGGGAAAGAGATGTCCCGCGTTCAGGCACTGACGCGAATCGACAAAAACAGCCCGCAGTTTAAGGCGCTGCGTGAGCAGGCGTTAAAACTTGGCTCTGAAACACAGTTTACTGCGAGTGATGCCGCCAGTGGACAGAGCTTTCTGGCAATGGCTGGTTTTACTCCGCAGGCCATTCAGGCCGCATTGCCCGGTGTTCTTAATATGGCGCTGGCAGGTGGCGTCGAACTCGGCGAGACGGCGGATATAGGCTCCAATATCCTCACACAGTTCAACCTGACAGCCGATCAAATGGACCGGGTTGGCGATACGCTGACAGCGGCATTCACCCGGACCAATACTGATTTACGCGCGCTGGGCGAAACCATGAAGTATACCGGTCCGGTTGCCGCAAAACTTGGTATCAGTCTTGAAGAAGCGGCAGCCATGGCCGGGATGCTTGCCAATAATGGTCTTCGCGGAAGCGATGCTGGTACGGCCATGCGCGCAAGTCTGTCCCGCCTTGCATCACCGCCAAAAGCTGCGGCTGATGCACTGAAAGAGCTGGGGGTGTCAGTTGCTGACGCCAGAGGCAAAATGCGCCCGATGGAGGATGTGCTGCTTGATCTCTATAAGGCGACACAAAAATACGGACAGGTGGACCAGGTCTCCTTCTTCAAGGACATCGCCGGAGAAGAGGCGTTCGTTGGTTTGCAGACGCTTGTTGCGGCGGCTGGTTCAGGAGAGCTGCAAAAACTGACCAGAGAATTGCAGGGGGCAAGGGGAGAGTCCGATCGCGTTGCAAAAGTAATGGCCGATAATCTTGATGGGGACCTGAAAAATCTCGACAGCGCATGGGAAGGTCTTCGTATTCGCATCAGTGATCTGGTTGACGGTCCGCTGCGTTCTGTCACGCAGTGGCTCACGCGGGTGCTTGAAAAAGTCACCTCGCTGGCGCAGGCCCATCCGGTACTGACGCGCCAGCTACTGATAGCAGGCGGTGCGTTGCTGGCAATGACTGCAACGATTGGCTCGTTGTCGCTGGTTATTGGGGTGCTTTACGGGAAGCTGGCCACCCTGCGTCTTGGTTTTGACATTCTTACCCGGTCAATGAATGTCGTCAGGGTGTTGCCTGCGCTGTGGGGAATGGTGACGGGTTCCGTTTCTTTGCTGGGAGGCGCTATCGGGGCGCTGTTCAGTCCGGTCGGATTGATTGCTGCTGCGTTTGTGGCTGCGGCGGTTCTCATCTGGAAATACTGGGAACCCATTAAGGCGTTTTATGCCGGGGTGTTCAACGGGATTATGGAAAGGCTGAACCCGTTGCGCGAAACCTTTGAACGGTTTGGTCCTGTTTTTGACGCAATCGGAAGCGGGATCAGCCAGGTGTTTAACTGGTTTAAATCGCTGCTGTCACCGATGGAATCCAGCAAGGAAACGCTGGATAAATGTACCAGTGCTGGCGAGATATTCGGTAACGTTCTTGGCGGTGCGTTACAACTTGTTCTGACGCCTGCAAAAATGTTGCTGGATACGCTGGCGTGGATACTTGAAAAACTTGGCGTCCTTCCGGATGAAGCGGAAAGGGCGCGCAAGAAAATCGAAGACGCACAGCGTGCGGCCATTCTTCAGGACAAGGTTGCCTTACTTCAGGGGGACCTGGCGAAAATCAATCCGCCGAAGCCTGTGGAAAATGGCAATGGCACCGGAGGTGATAAACCCAAAGACAACAAACCGCTCACAGACAGCAATACCGGGACGCTGCGCAGACTCAGCAAAATTGCTGATAACACAGGTAAGCTGGTTGATGAGACGAAAAAACGCATTGGCCCCGGCGATATTGTCTTTAAGAACCTGCCCCGCGCACTTGCTGTTCGTGGGGAGTGGCAGGAGCGGAAGATTGCGCAGGTCAGTAAGCCTGCCCCCGCAATTAATATCACACCCGTGGTTCCGGCTCCGCTGCCTCCGGCGCTGGTCCCTGTTGTTGCGGCCAGCTCCCGCCCGGTGGCGGAGGCCATACGATCGCCAGTGGCATCAGTTCCTGCAACTTCCCGTAACCGGGAGCCTGTTGCCTCCGGATTTGGCGGTGAAATTCATGTTCATCTGCATAACATTGTTACACAGAATCCCCGCGAACTGGCGAAACTGGTCGGTGAAATGGTTAGGGCAGAAATGGAACGGCGCGCCCGTGCCGGGCGTGGCAGTTTTTACGATAAAGATTGAGGAGTCATGGCCATGATGATGATCTACGGCATGTTTGTTTTTGAGCTGCGCACGCTGCCGCATCAGCAGTTACAGCAAAACAAAAGCTGGCGGCATGTGAAAAATGAACGCGTTAACCGTTCAGCAGGCTGGCAGTATATCGGCGCAGGTGATGATCGCATTGTGCTTTCCGGCGTGCTTTATCCTGAAATTACAGGTGGCGAAGTGTCGCTTTCGTTGCTGACCACGCAGGCATATACAGGACGCCCCTGGCCTCTGATTGATGGTGTCGGGCAGATTTACGGCATGTATGTACTGACTGAAACGAATACGACCCGTTCCGAGTTTGATCGCTATGGTAAGGCGAAAAAGATAGAATTTTCACTGACTCTTGAACGCTGTGATGAGGATTTGCGGGAGCGCCTGCAATCCTCATCGTTCAGCGATATGCTGTCCGGCTTCAAAGATAAAGTGACATCATCTCTTAACAGCGCGGCCAGCTCCGTTAAAGGGCTGTTTTGATTAACGCAAAACCGCTAATGGTCAGATTAGCGGTTTTCATTTTCCTGAGTCTGCCTGGTTGTTTCTTCAGCCTGTATATCGCCTACAGGGTGATAACGATAAATCGTCGATATGCCGATGTCGTAAATGATCGCCAGTTGTTTCCTGTCATGACCGTTTTTAATCAGCCTCGCTATTTGCTCGTGTTGTTCTTTTGTCAACTTCGGGCGACGTCCGCCAATGCGTCCTTGTGCGCGTGCTGCTGCCAGCCCGGCCAGTGTACGCTCTACAATTAATTCACGTTCCATTTCGGCTAAAGCCCCCATGACGTGAAAAAAGAAACGCCCCATGGGTGTTGACGTGTCAATGCTGTCCGTCAGACTACGGAAATTAACACCTTTTTCCCGCAATTCCTCAATAAGCGTGATCAGGTGTTTCATACTTCTGCCCAGTCTGTCCAGCTTCCAGACAACCAGCGTATCTCCTTCTGATAGCGTTCTGAGCAGTTTTTTCAATCCCGGTCTGGTTGATTTCGTTCCGCTGATTTTATCTTCAAAAATCAGTTCACATCCTGCGCAGTTCAGTGCATTGCGTTGTAAATCCGTGTTCTGGTCGTTTGTTGACACACGAATATAGCCAATTTGCATAAAAAACATCCTCTTTGTTTCGTGAAAAATACAGAGTTGGTATAGGTAGGGATAAAAACGAAAACGTTGGTTTGGGGGAAGGCTCTGCATTGCCTGTTGGTGTACCGGTTCCGTGGCCCACCGCCACACCGCCAGAAGGCTGGTTAAAGTGCGACGGGCGCGCCTTTACAAAAGAACAATATCCTGTTCTGGCCAGAGCCTACCCGACCCTCCGTCTTCCCGATTTACGCGGTGAATTTATTCGTGGCTGGGATGACGGACGTGGTGTGGATGCCGGGCGACAATTATTATCTTCACAGGGGGATGCAATAAGAAATATTGAGGGATTCGCAGATGGCGGGATCGGTATGTCTTTTGATGCAATCAGAGGGGCTTTTTACGATGCAGGAACACGATCAGCGAGAATGCCGAATAACACAACTACTATAGACAAAACCGATGACCTTGGATTCGACGCCTCTCGTGTCGTGCCAACAGCTAATGAAAACCGTCCTCGTAATATTGCCTTTAATTATATCGTAAGGGCGGCATAAAAACGTTGGTTTGGGGGAAGGCTCGGCGCTGCCCGTTGGTGTACCTGTTCCGTGGCCCACTGCCACACCGCCAGCAGGCTGGTTAAAGTGCGACGGGCGCGCCTTTACAAAAGAACAATATCCTGTTCTGGCCAGAGTCTACCCGACCCTCCGTCTTCCCGATTTACGCGGTGAGTTTATCCGTGGATGGGACGACGGGCGCAAAGTTGATACAGGACGTAAGTTGCTGTCCGCACAAGGGGCAACGCTGTTAAGAACAGCAATGCTGGATTATTATAACCAGGACACTACGGGAACCTCGGGGATAGTCGGCATGGGATTCAACAATGAAGATTCCATTACAGACCTTCGTGAGGGCAGCTTTAAAATGCCGGACGGGACAACATTCAGCGATCCTGTCATAGCAATGTCAGACAATGGTATGCAGGCTACTATTCTGACCTCTATCAGAAGCGGGTATGCGAAGGGTATCACTGTCAGACCCCGTAGCATTGCACTTAATTACATTGTGAGGGCAGTTTAATGAGTAACACTGCAGTTCTGGATGAAAACGGTATCGCCACTGTAGCGGGCGATATCACTGTATATCACTATGACGAGGAAACCCGGGAATACACCTCATCCTCTGTGGAGTATCTCGCCCTTGGGGTGGGTACTCCGGCACATTCGTGCGCCGATGCACCGCCGGAGGCAATTTCGGGTTACGTGGTTTGCCGGACTGCCACGCTGAACGGGTGGGAGCATGTGCCTGATCACCGCGGCGAGACGGTATACAGCACGGAGAACGGTAACCCCGTTCTGATTACCCAACCGGGTGATTACCCGGCGGACACCACCACAAAACAGCCAGCCACGCCATGGGATACCTGGAACGGTGAGGCGTGGGTAACCGATACTGAACGGCAGCGAACCGCAGAACTGGAGGTTGCCAGACAGCAACGCCAGCAACGGGTGAAACAGGCGATGGCGTCCGTCGATCTTATCAACCTCAAACTGCGTGCTGGTCGCAGTCTGACACCAGAAGAAACGGCAAAACTGAACGCCGTGCTGGATTATATCGACGAGCTGAACGCACTGGATATCAGCACGGCACCTGAAATCAGCTGGCCGGAAGCGCCACTGGCACTTGCCAGTTGAACGGTATCACGCCGCCCTCACGATATAGTTAAACGCGATATTGCGGGGGCGGGTTATGTTAAAGAATGCTCCGTTTAATTCGGCTTTTGCGCGACTGTTTGTTCCACCCAGTATTGCGTACCACAAATAATCGCTACGGTAATTCCCCGCAAACACCTTATCGCCGCCATAGTCAATATTATTTCCGTTACTCATGTACGAGATATCAAGCGCAGAATCGTTATCGTCATGACCGCCGACCAGTGTACCTTTCTGCCATGAAAGCAACTTACGCCCCTCGTCAATCTTGCGCCCGTCGTCCCATCCACGGATAAACTCACCGCGTAAATCGGGAAGACGGAGGGTCGGGTAGACTCTGGCCAGAACAGGATATTGTTCTTTGGTGAACGTAGCTCCGTTGCACTGTAACCAGCCTGCTGGCGGTGTGGCGGTGGGCCATGGAACCGGTACACCAACAGGCAATGCAGAGCCTTCCCCCAAACCAAGGTAATTGAGGACATCTTTTATACTGCCCTTAGCGATAATAGCGCGACCAATAGCTGTAAGGGTTGCCAGCGCTGCGCGGTCTGCTCCGGTAAAATAAGGCAACCGATCTGCTGCAGTGGCAAGTCCTGCCAGAGCAGTGAGCGTGGCATCTGCCGGTTGTTTTCCGTTTGCCAGATCGTATGCATCCTTGACCGCTTTCGGTGTGGCGGCCAGTATTTCAGACGTGCTGTTGATGGCATTGCTCAGTTGTACGGTGCCTTTTGCCGTCAGCGAGGCAGCAGGCACTCCCGTTATCTGACTCCATGGGTGAGTGTGGCTGACGGGGGCCTTGCCGGCTGCAAGGTCGTATGCCGCCTTGACGGCCTTTGGTGTGGCGGCCAGCGTTTCAGACGTGCTGTTGATGTCACTGCTCAATTGTACGGTGCCTTTTGCCGTCAGCGAGGCAGCAGGGACTCCCGTTATCTGACTCCACGGATGAGTGTGGCTGACGGGGGCCTTGCCGGCTGCAAGGTCGTATGCCGCCTTGACGGCTTTTGGTGTGGCGGCCAGCGTTTCAGAGGTGCTGTTGGTGGCACTGCTCAGTTGTACGATCCCTTTACGGGTCGTTGTTGCATCCTGGGCTGTGTATTTTCCCCAGGCCAGATCATACGCGATTTTCACAGCCTTCGGCGTGGCAGCCTCAGTTTCTGATTGACTGTCCGTGGCACTGCTAAGTTGAACAAAGCCTTTTGCGGTCAGCGAGGCGTCCGGGTGACGTCGTGACTGCTCGTGCTCTGATATTTTATCATCCACATATTTGCGGGTTGCCAGAACCACAGACGGGTCGATTTTCAGCGTGATGGCTTCGGTGTTCGTGACAACCAGAATCATGCGGATAGTCTGGGTGCGTCCACTGCCTTCCTGCAACTGCGGTTTGTACGTTTCCGGGCAGTTTGCCACCGCAATGAGTACACCTTTATCATCATAAAGACCAATCTCACGGATCCAGAATCCTCCCTCGCTTTCAGGGATGATTTGCTCCGCAATAATCTGGCTCTGATTGTTAGGGTCAACACTCAGAAGATTCAGCGGTGCAATGCGTTTCTGGTTAATCAGTTTTGTTTGTGCAGGGTCTGGTGTTGGTAACACACCATTTGCATCACCAACGGCCATTTGCGTCAGATTCAGCTTACTGCCGAGCATCGTCGCGTTAGCCAGTCGTGCCGCGCCCTGATTAGTCAGAATGGCGTAGTATTTCACTGTCATGCGTTTACTCTCAGATTATCAATTAAATGAATGGCCGGGGCAGGGAAATAATCCCCTTCGACAATAATGGACTCCGGGGTGTAGGGATAAACCGTCAGGGCATCGCCGTGATAGCATCCCGTACCAACGAAAATCTTTCCGTTCACACTCAGGCTGATCGCCAGCCCCGTCAGATGGCGACTTACTGGTTTTGCATCCGCAATAAGGCGCTCAAGTTCCTGATACATTTCATCGGTGATGCCCTGATCAAGTACTCCGACAACAATGCGAAATGTCCCTGGCTCCTCATTGAGTTGCCACCACTCCTTTACTTCAATCAGGTAGCCGAGAGGCTCCACGGCTCTTCGCAGTGCGCTGATGGTCCCTTTGTGTCGGTGTATCAGCCATGCATCACGAATCACCTGTCGCTTTGTCTCTTCCGGCCAGTTGCGATCCCAGCGGTCAACGGAAAACGCCCAGGCGAGATAAGGCAGCAGATGCACCGGGCAGGTGTCCGGCGACCACAGCGTGTTGAGGTCTACCGGAATGTCTGTAATGCGTGTTCCGACGGCTTCGGCACAACGCATGAAATTGCTGGCTGATGGTGGTAACAACGAATTACTCATTGCGTCCACCTTCGCTGATGGTGAATGACTCACAGCGCGCCGCCTGTATGTCGCTGATGGCCATATTCTGTGTGGGTTCGATTATCTCCACGCGTTGCACACCGTGCACATGCAGTGCGGCAGCAATGGCGGACAACGCCACGTCCTGACCGATAAGCCCCTGCTCAGCCAGCCACTTCCTGAACGACGATTCAGCCGCGGCCAGAATAGGTTCGGATTCCGGGCCGGGGTAAAAGTACAGTTTTGCATTCAGCCGCCATGTCACGATTCTGGCGCTCTGTACGGTCAGGCGGTCGGCCACCGGGCGGGTATCCTCTGCATTCAGAACGGCGCGAACGGTATTAAGCAACGCCTCCGTTGCTGTGCCGTCGCCTTCAGTGGACAGGATGGAAACCGTCACGTTGGCCGGAGACGGGCTGATGGCTCGCGCGTCGCGTACCAGACCGCTGGCGCTGCGTGCAAAATACTCGTATGCGCCTGACGGGCCAGCAACACTCAGACCGTCATACGCCCGTTGCGCCCGCAGTCTCAGCGATGTGTCGCTTTCCATCACCGCGTCGGTGGTATCCGTTGCCGGAGTGATAACCAGGCGCTTTGTGTTCATATTGCCCGCGAGGTTGTCCAGGTCTGTCCCGGCGCTGTGGCTTAACATGCAGGCGCGTGCACCCTCATTGACCCGCTGGCGTAACAGCATTTCACGAAACGCTGTTGTCTGGGCGATAACGTTCAGGGGTTCCGATTCCAGCTCCAGCGCGGCGGAGACGGCTTCACGCTGTTCGGCAGGATAGGACGCAATCATCATGGCCTTTGTGTCAGCCAGAATTGCCTCAAAATCAGGCTTCGCGATGATGGCGGGTTCCGGTAACTGGGAAAGGTCAACAGCAGGCATGATTTACTCCCTCAGCGTGATGGTTAACTCAACATTCTGCATGGTCTGCATGACAGTGCCCGACAGCGTCACCCCGGCGCGGCCTCCCGCTTTCCAGACAACGTCGATGGCGTCCAGGGCAATGCGGGGTTCCCATCGTGTCAGCGCAATCACGGCAGCACTCATGCATTGCAGACGCGTGGTGTTATTCATGGGTTCGTCAATCAAATCAGGTACAAGGCTGCCATATTCCCGTCGCATAACCCGGCTGGCCAGCGGGGTGGTCAGGATGTCCCTGGCTGACTGTTTCAGGTGCTCCATATCATTCAGGTTTCCCGTCCCGTCCGGATTCATTCCTGTGTAGCGGGTTGTCACTGCGGGCCTCCTGTCGAATCGCTGCCGCCTTTCACACCACCGTGTTTATGCGTATGCACTGTGATGCCGTTTGAGGTGAAGTTGCCGCCGCTGTGCGTGATATTGCCGCTCATCTTTCCCCCTTTTGTGACGTCAAGCGTCGCTGTTCTCAGAAGGTTTGTGCATTCCACGACGGGCGTATCCAGTGTCACGCTGACGGATGCCTGCAGGGTGGCTGTTTTCATGCCGCTGGCGCTCAGTGCGCCAGCGTCTGCGTCGTAGCGGAACACCGCGCCATCCGGCGCGCTGACCACGATTTCTTTCAGGCTTTTGCCGGGGGCCGGACTGGCATCACTCCACAGGCTGCCAATTATCATGGCGGTTTCCGGGTTGCCGCCAATGCAGGCAATTACCACCTGTTCGCCTGGTGATGGCGGCAGCCACACATTGAAGGCTCCCGCGCGCGTGGTGTTCCAGCGCAACCAGCCTGTTTCCAGTTCGCCGCTGCGAACGCGCACGCGCCAGGACTTCTCATCAACTTCAGAGATGATCCCGGTGCGGATGATGTTGCTCAGCAGTCGCATGAGTTCTGCGCTCACCGTACAGCCTCCGCAATCCGGCCCAGCACCGTGTTATAAATCAGGCGCTCATCTGCCTGGCTGATACCCAACAGCTCACGTACCGGGTAATCGGTGAAAATGCCCGGCGCAACCTGATCGCGCTCACCGAACTGATGAACGCGTGCAATACGTGCGGCCACGCCGCTGTAACCCACCGTCACACCGGAGGCATCTGCACGGGCTTTCAGGTAGCGGGCGGTGCGCAGTTTTACGAACATGGGGACGCGCTTTGTGCTGTCCTGGTTGATGCGCCGGGTGCGTATTTCCAGAAAACGGTCGATGTCATCCCGGTAAAACGTGCGGATATTGTTTTTATCCTCATCCCACCCGGTAATGGTTCGCCCGTATTTCCCCGTGTCGTGATGCCAGTTTTTCAGCGTGCGTGCTTCGTTATTCCAGATAAAGCGAATGCGCTCCTGTATCCGGGTTACGCGGCGTCTGCGTGGTGTCCATTCGGTCCCGTCCGGCGCTTTTTGTGATCGGATACGTGCCTGCTGGGCGCGACGTAAATCCTGTGCCAGCTTTCTGGCGATGTTATTGATGGCCTGCTGATTCAGGCTGTCGCGGATAGCCTCAAAGGTTTCATCCACGCTGGTGAATGCCTTATCCATCGCTTTCACCCCACGTCACATCCTGGAATACATGCGACCAGTCGCCTTCGGAAGAGGGCAGACGGGGTTTTGGCTCCGGCAGGTGTTCTGCCTGCGGTGTGCCCTGACTGTTGCGCGTGATGCGAACGCGTTCCCGCAGGGGGAGCGTAAACAGGAGATCGGCGCTGTCATCGTCATTGATAACGGCAGAAAATTTGATGTCCTGATTACGCTCCGGATTGAGCAACAACTGTGGCTGATTTTCGGATAACCACGCCAGCAGCGGCAGCGTGAGGTCGTCCAGCTCTCCGGCGTAATCCATGACAAACATCACCATCTGATAGCGGTAAACAAACGAGGGCGCTTCTCCGGTCGTTTCAATGTTGCCGCTCTCCACGAAAATGGTGAATTTCTCGGGATTAGCCTGGCACCACCGACACCCATGAAGCATGGACTCTCGCAGACTGTTTGTCTTAAGCATCTGTTTTGCTCTCCTGCTCTTCCTTATGCTGCGGGATTATTGATTTCCAGCACCAGGCTGCCGATATCGACGCCGTACGCGGCATTTTTAGTGATATCAGTTAACGTCAGCGCATTCAGCCCCAGTGTCAGACTGTCTTTTATGACCTGGAATGCCGGGCCAGCCACTCCATTCAGTTTCGGAGTAACCGTGGCACTGCCGGCGGTGAACACCAGCTCCAGCGTCTGCCAGTCGTTACTGTAATTCCCGAACTCGCCCAACTTTGTGTTTCCGGCTTTCTTGTGATGCATCAGATTCAGTTTGCCGTCTGTGGTCTGGGTGAAGAACGACATCAGGAACGGGTTACCAGTCCCGGTCATCGCCACGACGTCAGGTAACGCTACATCGGTATACAGATAAATTCCCAGACCGAACTGGTTGTTGGTCAGTGCGCCTGACAGTCGAAACTTACAGCTCAGTCTGCCACCCCGTGTCAGCAGGGAGACTGCGTCATCCACCGGATGCATCAGGGACCAGGTTTTATTGCTCTGCTTGGTAACCTTAAACACACCATCTTCCAGCGCAACACTGCCGCCGGTGATGGTCCAGCCCTGCGCAGCAGCCTCTCCGGCTGTCGGCAGCAGGGAGACTGTACGAACGGATGTGTCACCATCAGACGGCCCCGATGGAGTGTCGCCGCCGGGCGAGGGTTTAATCTCCGGTGCGGTACCGCTGATGAAGGCGCTGGTTCGACCAACTGCGTTCAGAATAGCGGTTGCCAGGCGATCCGAAATAATGCCCCTGCGCGCCCATGAACTGAAATGTGTCGGACGATTTGACGATACCCAATTACCATTACTACGGGATTGCGCGCCGTAATAACCTGCATCAGCAATATCCGGGTCTTCTGCCGGTAAGTTGGTGGGCGTGTTGTTGCCGTTACCGTCGGTCATGAACGGCACAAAGAAAACGTTGTCGCTCTCCCTGTTTTTGTACGCGCCGTAGACGGAGTCATACTGTGTGCCGTATGTGTTTTTCCAGTAATACGTCGTGTCGCCACAAATCCACGGTACAACTGCAGCACTGCCGCCATGGCACTGCGCGTTAAATCCGGAAAGGTCAGTACGGAACTGCTTCAGCATGGCCGTGAACAGGTCCGGTTGCTGTGCGTAGGTGGCAGCGCTCATGTCAAATTCGCCCTGCATCCAGCACACCGCCAGCAACACATTTTTCGGGTTCTTCTGTAATGCAGCTTTAGTGCGCGCAATCAGGTCCTGATATAACGGTTTACCCACACCCCAGCGCGCCGAATCCTGGCTGGCCCCCGTGGTCGTACTGAATGTTCCCTCCGCGCCCTGAGTGAATGCCGAACCACCACGACAGCATGGTACCAGCAGGATCCCCGCGTTATTCGGGATATACGGGAGCAGTTTTTTGGCAATATGTAAGCCCTGGCCGACACAGCCGTACTGCCCTTTGCTCAGGTCTGCCTTCGGATGATTCAGTGCGCTCATATCCTGAACATCATGCAGGCAGTGGTCTGCCGGAATGATGTCGTTAAATGCGCATGCTTTACCACCGGGAGTCACTGTGTTGCGACGGGCCAGTTGCTTAATGCGTGGGTGGGGCGCATCGTAAGAATCCGGCAGCGGCATTCCATCACCATATGACATGGCATTGGATTGACCAGCAAGTACCACCACGTAATACCACTCCGGCACGCTGCCGTGCTGGGGGGAATCAGGTGAGATGTCTGTAGTGCCATCGGCCACCATTGCCTGCATTAGATACCACGGGGTGCCGGGTTCGTAGGCAACCCGCGTCTCCCCCTGAAGATGCCACCCTTTCGCAAGATGTTCATTCACCTTTTGAGTCAGTTCAGCCTGTGTCATGGCTGTAATCAGTGCAAAGTTCTTACTGGTCATTGTGTTACTCCCGTCTGGTGTGTCAGTTCGGCTATTCTCTTATCCAGTTCAGCAATGGCCCGTTTATCCGCGTTACAGGTTTCCAGTGCATCCAGAAGGCGGTCGCCCCATATTCCGAGGTTTCCCCATGTGGGTTGGTCAGGGAAGGGGGGAGGCGTTACCGGCATGGTCAGCGTCTGCGGTATAAGCCGGACTGACGGCGCTGGCCGTGGCGCGTTCTGCGTGCCTGCGCAACCTGTCAGTAAAACGAGCGTCAGGCAAAGCGTGGGCGCATTCATCTTTTGCAATATCGTTGCGTAGCTGTTCACGTCTTACCTCTCCGTCCTGATTGCGTTGCTGATTGTCCGCGCGGAGCTGAGCCAGCACCTGCTGCATATCCTGTACCCCGGCGCTGATGATATTCAGTGTGTCGACGGTACTTTTCAGGGTGCTGGCCTGCGCTTCGTTTCTGGCGTTCTCCCGGCCCAGCGACCACGACAGACGCATGGATGTTCCCCATGCGGCAATCAGAAGGGAAGCGACGCCAAGCGTGGGCCAGAGCTTCATGCCGGATAGGCTCCGTGTGGTAACTGAAAATGCGGTCCGTCTTTCAGGGTCTTCCAGTCGCCGCCCCATTCCACCGGAATATTCAGTTCCCGGCTGGCCTGTCTGAATGCTGCTGCGATTTTTTCGTACAGCGGCCATTCCCATGACACCTGGCTGCCAACATAAGCCACAACATCCACGGCATGCCCTGTGAGATGGCGACTGTTCATGGTCTGGCTCTTGCCTGTGGTCACGAGCTGCTTCTGACGATAACGACTGCGCAATCCTTCGGTGATACCAAAATCCACTTCCGAGATTTCCAGCGCCCGTCGGGTCACTTTCACCAGATCAGGATTTACACCCTGCAAATTCTTTTCGCTTCGGCTGCTGAATTTAAATGTGTTGCTCATTCGTTCCTCTCCTTCACCCTGCGATCAAATATTGCAATAACCTTGTCGCGTGCTTTCTCTGCGCCCATAAAACCGATTGAGGCACCAAAAAACGTCACTGCATCCTCAGGGATCCCGAAGAAGCGCAGCGACCCGGCCACGGTCATGGCAAGAACGCCGCACGCCAGCGATCCCGTTACGGTCTGAACCAGTGTTCGTCCGTCATAAAGACTCATCAGCGCGGAAATGCTGACAGCCGCGCCTACTGCATACACCGTTGGCAGGTGGTCAAAGAGCCACGCAATAACCTGCTCTGTGATCCCTGTTTGAATGGTGCTCACTGCTACTCCCCCCACAACTGAATCATTTCTCGTTTCTTCTTCTCCGGCTCCGGCATCTCCACTTCCTGCCCGGCGTCCAGAAATACCTGCTGACAGAGTCCGGGGTTGGCATCCAGCACCTTTTCGGTGACGCCCTGTGTCGTGCCGTAGTACCGGAAACAGAGCGAATCCACGGTGTCGCCTTCCAGTGCCTTCACTTTCATCAGCACAGCTCCGCAAACATTCGCGGTCGTCCCAGAATGTCAGAGATGGCCCAGCTCACATCGCGCCACAAATCCGATGTCTGTATATCCAGTGCGTCCGCCCGGCGGTCGCCCTTGTCCGTTGTGTCCGCATCGCGATAACGCTCCAGAATCAGGGCGCGTGTGGCGGTATAAACAGCATTGCGCCAGTGCCAGAGATTGACGCTTTCTCCGTTAATTACAGGGGCCGGAACATCGGCCAGCGTCTGATAGCCAGCCGCCTGTTGTTCCTGCTGCCATGCTTCCAGCTCGCGGGTAACGTGTGCTATGGCCCCGGTGGCGGTATGCAGCAGGCGGGAGGTGGTCACGCGGCCCGGCAGTCGTACCGCCAGACGCAGCTCGCGCAGCACAATATCCGGCCAGAATGCACCCGCTGAAATACGGGTATCGCCATCATCGGTGTCGGTGATGTCGTCCTCTGCAGGGCCGGGGTTAGTTCTGGCAACCATACTCATGGGGTTCACTCCTGAAAAAATCGGGCGGTGGGTGCGCGGTGTAAACGGTCACGGAGTCAAACCGGAACACCGCGCACGCCGCCCGCTGACGGGGTCAGTCGTTAACCGCGCTTTGCCTTCTGCGTCGCGGTGGTTTTTCGTGTTGCAGGCTTCTGCGTTGTCTTTTTACTTTTGCTGCTTTTGTCCTGCGTCTGCTGTGCGCTGGCGTCTTCTGGTGCGGCTGCGGAATCGGCTTTTTTCAGGGCGCGGGAAAGGGTTGCAATCTCGCGTTTCACACCTGCGTTCGGGTTCAGGTGCATCGCTTCGCGCAGCAGCTTCAGTGATGAGGCCATGTTGTCTGCATCGGTCAGGCCACGACGGGCAAAGGCACACGCCTTGCATAATTTGGCGCGCACTTCGTCCGGCATGTCCTGGTTGGCGACAATTTCCCAAAGTGTGTCCAGTGGTTCGATAAAGGCGGATAAATCCGCGTCGGCATCCGTCCCGGCCTGCGTCAGTACCGGGTTGCAGATTTCTTCGGTCAGTACCGTGGCAGCAGTACGACCAAAGTTATCCGGCATGATGAGGTTGTGACGGACCACATATGCACCAATACGCAGCGCCAGCGGAAGATCGCCGCAGTCAATCGCCCACACCATCAGCGTGGCAATTACTTCGTCCTGTTGCCCGCCGTCAGTCTCCAGCGTTCCCTCAATCCAGCCGGAAAAGTCCGGCAACAACTCTTTTTTGATGGCGGCTTTCGCGCTTCTGGCCTGTACGCCCTTTAGCCTGGCCTGTGCCAGACGCAGACGATACAGCACCTCTTCATGCGCGGTACGCGCGGCGTGGTCCACACCTTCATTCGCCCGGCCTGCGCGCTGTGCCATCACGTTCTGCCAGTGTTGTTGTGCAGGAGTAATCATTTTTTCTCTCCGTTACAGGCGGGCATGATGCCCGCCGTGAGTTGATTAGCTGTCGGCGAACTTCAGGCCAGTGATCATTGCGCACTTGCCATAGTCTTCAACGACATAAGCGTCATTGATGGACTGGTAGGTGGCGATGCGGTTGTATTCCGGCTCGTCTTTCATCAGGCGACGCATTGAACCTTTCTGCCAGTAAATCGACAGGTTGTTGAACGAGGTGATAAGCATCGTTGCATCCGGGAAGAACGGCGCAAGGAACACGCCCAGCCCGCCAATGGTGCGCGATGACAGGATGAGCTGCCCGGCAAGTAATTCCGCATTGGGATTCTGGCCGCTGATGCTGTTCAGCACGGGCAGACGCAGCGAGTTAAACAGGTTGCGCCCCATAATCACCGCGAGGTCGTCAGCTTCCTTGTGCCATTCATCCAGCAGGGATGAGCGCGCATCCTGTACCAGAGCATCGGCATTCGCATACTTACCCGCGTGCGCCACAGTGTTGTCCATGTTGCGGGAGGTCAGCGTCACGTCATTCATTACGCGCTCGCTGGCATCGGTTCTGATGTGCTCCAGCCAGCCCACGTTAACGTCCTGAAGCAGCTTGTTGGTGTGAAAATCAGACTCGTAGGCGTGGGATGTGCCGTTAAAGCCAATCATGATGCGATCAAGCGCTACCTGCCGGGCGATCTGTGTACCGATACGGGACTGAAAATCGCTGTGGGCCGCCCAGGTATCAAGCTGTGGGTACGAAATAAAGGTATCGTAGTTCACCTGTTCGCACTGGTACTGATGAGACTTCATATCGATCACGTTATTCGGGTTACGGCGTTTGATGCCGTCATAACTGCTATTCGTGCGCGCAATTGGCCCGGTGGTGTCCAGGAGGATTTTTTCGCCTTTCTGGTCGGTCACGCCGATCACGTTAATTCTTTTCGTAAATTCGGTACTTTCCTTTGAGGCGTTTTCAAAACGCTGCTGCACCGCGGGTTCCACGGTAAATCGCGATACCAGTGCAGATACCGGGATATTGTTAAGCGACGCCTGCTGCGCCATATAGCGACCCAGCTTGTTGCGGGTAATATCTGACATCACCAGATTCATAAAAAATTTGCTCCTTTGTCTTATCAGAAGTCAGCCAACTGGTCGGAGGCTGCGCCCGTTGCGGTGAAGCGGTTCTGCGGATCGCCGTCCTGCGTGCGCAGTTTTTCCTTCAGTGTTGTCAGCTCTGTGGTCAGTGACGTGATTTTCTGGCTGTCCTGCTGATGGCGGGTTTCCAGTGCATTAAAACGGTCGATAATGTCGGCCTGTGACGTTGCGACACCTTCCACCGCTTCCTGAATACGGGAGAAACTGGCGTCATCCGCTTTGCGGCCACGGCCAATAATCCCCATAACGCGGTTAAACCACTGGGTGCCTTCTTCCTGACGATGTTCGGTGAGTTCGATGAGTTCCGACTCCATAGCGGCGGTGAACATCGCCACCTCTCCCTGCTGACAGTTGAATGTCATCAGTTGCATACGTTGTTGTGCCGCAAAGGCCAGACGTTCCGTGCCCAGGCTGGCGGGGGTGTCGGTCATTGCCAGCCCGCGCAGGTAAGGGCCTCCCGTGATGGTTGACTGTGGTTCCAGCTCAATACTGGAGTAAATTTTTTTACCATCGTTAAGCAGGGACATCATGCGAGTGGTCGGCTCAATTTCGGCATACAGTGCCGTGCGGCCTGCCAGCGGGCCATCGGTTATGTCTTCGGTGCTCAACCCCACAACATCGCCCATAGCGGAAAACTCGCTACCGGGGAGTGGTGACAGGATGTGCTCAATATTCACACGTGCACCATAAACGGACGGGTTATAACTGGTGGCGGCAGCTTTCAGCATGTCGCCGTTGATTTCGCGCCCGTCTGCCGTTACACCGGAGACAGCCACGCGAAACTTTTTGCGGGATGTCTTTTTTTCATTAGCCATAGTTTTTGCCCCTCTGACTGGTTCTTCAGTCATGATGGCAAAGCGTAACAGGCAGATACAAAGGGCTTTTGTTGTAAGAAAACAGTCAGAGCAGGGGGTTAAGGAGAACGGTTTCGCGCGCGGGTAATCTTCCTGTAATTACTCAGGGGGAGCAATGATTCAGGATGCTTTTGTGCGCCAGCGTGCGCGGCAACTTTACTGGCAGGGTTATCCGCCCGCAGAAATATCACGTCTGATGGGAATAAACCCGAACACGATTTATGCGTGGAAAAAACGCGACCAGTGGGATGAAACGCCACCCGTGCAGCGTGTCACCCAGTCCATCGATGCGCGCCTCATCCAGCTTACTGAAAAACAGAATAAAACAGGCGGTGACTTTAAGGAAATAGACCTGCTGACCCGGCAGCTTAAAAAACTGCATGATGGCCAGCCGGATGCGACGGCCACAGGAAAGAAAGGCCGGGCGAAAAAACTCAAAAATCATTTCACGCCGGAACAGATTGCCGCACTGCGGGAAAAAATCATCAGCAGGCTGGAGTGGCATCAGCGGGGCTGGTTTGACTCCCTGACCCTTTGCAGGGAAGCCGGGATACGTAACAGGATGATCCTGAAATCCCGACAGATTGGGGCGACCTGGTATTTTGCTCAGGAAGCACTGCTGATGGCGCTGCGTGACGATGTGGCGCAACCTTACCAGCGTAACCAGATTTTTTTGTCTGCGTCGCGTCGTCAGGCGTTCCAGTTTAAAAGCATTATTCAGGAGGCTGCATCTGAAGTTGATGTGGAGCTGAAAGGGGGCGATAAAATCATCCTCTCCAACGGCGCAGAGCTGCATTTTCTTGGTACTTCTGCTGCGACGGCACAGTCCTACACGGGCAATTTTTATTTTGATGAATTTTTCTGGGTCAGTCGCTTTGCTGAACTGCGCAAGGTGGCTGGCGCTATGGCAACCCTCAGCGGACTGCGGCGCACCTACTTCTCCACGCCATCCACCGAAACGCACGAGGCATACGCCTACTGGAACGGCGACCGCTGGAACGAGAAAAAGGCCTCGCATAAACGCCAGCGTTTTTCTGTGGACTGGAAAACGCTGCATAACGGGCTTATCTGCCCTGACCGGACGTGGCGGCAAATTGTCACGCTGGAAGATGTGGTTAATCACGGCTGGAAACACACCGATATTGATGAAATTCGTGATGAAAACACCGAAGACGAGTTCCTCAATCTCTATATGTGTGAGTTTGTCCGCGAAGGGGAATCGGCATTTAACCTGAATATCCTGATTGGCTGTGGTGTTGACGGATACGACGACTGGAAAGACTGGAAACCTTTTGCTCCCCGCCCGATGGGGAATCGTCCGGTATGGATTGGGTATGACGCAAACGGCAGCAGTGGAAACGGCGACAGCGGCGCTGTGTCCGTGGTGGTTCCTCCGGCTGTTCCTGGCGGCCGTTTTCGAACGGTGGAGACGCGACGCGTTCAGGGGCTGGAGTTTGAAGAACAGGCCAGAGTCATTGAAGAGTTCACGTGTCGCTACAACGTGGAACACATCGGCATTGATGTGACAGGCGGGAACGGGGAGGCTGTTTATCAGATAGTGAAACGGTTTTTCCCTGCTGCTATTCCGTACACCTTCACGCTGTCATCAAAACGGTCGCTGGTACTGAAAATGCTGCAAATAATGCGTGCCGGGCGGTGGGAATACGATCGCGCCGAACGCGAGCTGGTCGCAGCCTTTAACGCCGTGCGTAAGGTGAAAACACCGGGCGGCTTTATCACTTACGAAACGGACCGCGCGAGGGGGATCAGCCACGGCGACCTTGCGTGGGCAACCATGCTTGCTGTCATTAACGAACCAATTGGCGGCGAAGGAGAAAACGAGCGTTTCACGGTTATGGAGTTCTGATGAGCAGAAAAAATAAAAAAGTGCGCATGAGTTCACGCATTGATCTCGCTGATGCGCTCAGGAAAGAATCATCGCTCAGTGCATTCACATTTGATGGTCCTTATCGCCTGACCGGGCATGACCTGCTGGACAATATGTACTGTGCTGATAACGGGCGGTGGTATGAAACCCCGGTGGACTGGTACGGTCTGGCAAGAGCAGCCCGGCAAACGTCCTGGCATCAGTCTGCGCTTTACTTTAAGCGCAATGTATTACTCGGTTGCTACATCCCGCACCCGCTGCTTTCCCGGCAGGATTTCTCGGCGCTGGCGCTGGACTGGTTTGTGTTCGGTAACGCATTCCTTGAGCTTCGAAGCAATATGCTCGGCGAACCGCTTAAATTACGGCACGCCCTGGCGAAATACATGCGACGCGGAAGCGATCTTGAATCATGGTGGTATGTGCAGGATGGCAAGGACGCGTTTCAGTTTCGTCCTGGCAAAGTGTGCCACCTGATGAATCCGGATATTAACCAGGAAATCTACGGCATGCCGGAATATCTTGGCGCATTACTCTCGGCCAGCCTTTCTCATTCGGCGGACATGTTCAGAAAACTGTACTACGACAACGGATCCCACGCCGGGTGCATCATCTACATCGGTGCAGCGCAGGTAAACCGCGAAAGCATGGACTCCCTGAAAGAAACGCTACAGGGGGCACGTGGTGGTGGTGCGTTTAAAAACGTGCTCATTCATGCGCCCAACGGGGGCAAAGAGGGGGTGCAAATTTTGCCGTTCCAGCAGATCACCGCAAAAGATGAATTCATGAATGTTAAGGCGGCATCCCGTGATGATGTGCTGGCTGCGCACCGCGTTCCGCCGCAACTGATGGGGGCGATGCCGGGCGAAAAAAGTGCGTTTGGCGATGTGGAGAAGGCAGCGCGGGTTTACGCAATTAACGAGCTGATGCCCGTCATGGAGGCTATGAAGCACATCAATGACTGGCTTGGCGAAGAGGTGATCCGTTTTAACTCTTATGCTCTTCTTGATGAAAAAACAGCCCCGTGATGGGGCTGTCCTTTTTACCAGAGTTGAACCATTTTCTGGGTGCCGTCAGGCTTGAGATTATCAATTTCAGAGAGAACGTAATATTGAATGGCTTCACAAACGGTGGTGTAGGGTGAATTACCTTCTTTAAGTGGCACGATATTATTATTAACGCGAACCTGTATTTCATCGTTATACATTGCGATCGAAACAGGCGTGTGCACGAACGCGACTTCGCCAGGTGTGTCGTCAACCACCGTTTCAATACTAAAAGTCAGTTTTCGCTCATCATTGCTGCCCCATGCTTTGGGGGTAGCGGCAGGGATCTGGGATAAAGGCATTCTGCGAAATCCTTCGGCTGCTTCCAGTCCGCATGAAACGTAATGCTGGCGATTACCGTCGCTATCTGTCCAGGTCTGTGATGGCAGCTCCAGCGAGATTTCATAAGCATCAACAATGCCCTGGGCAAGGCGTACAAGCGGGGTCAGATCTTCATTGCGGCGAAAGCTCTCCTTTACCTGCTCCCGTTTTTCTCTTAACTGCTTGTAATTAATGACCATAAGACAGCCTCCATTGATTTCTTTGCTCGTATTTTGCACTTATGAAGTATGGTCGGCAAGGTGCCGTATCGCTGACGCGCTTCGCTTGTCTGCTGCTTCGCCGGGGCATAAAAAATTTATGCCCCGGCTCTCCAGCTCCTGTATCAATCAGATAATTTCACGACGCCTTCCAGTTTATCGCCACCATCGACGGTCAGACTCTTACGCAATTCCACCGCGTTGACTGTATGTTCTCGCTGCCTCAGTGCGATTTTGACGGCCTTACCTTTCACCCCATCAAATCAAAAGCCCTCACGCCTTTTTCATGCTCAGCGTGAGAAATACGGCCATTCTGTTGTGTCTCTGCGACATCGTTCAGGGAATGCTATTTACCCCCTGAAACGCGGGCTGTTCCCCCGTCACCTGCGCGCAGAAAAAACGCGTTTTTTTGTGCACGCACGGATCCCTGACGGATCCAGTCGCCACGCGGGCCGGAAGGGTAAAAAGTTGTTCAAAAAAATTGTGCAAATTTGTGCACTATTGTGCGGTGTATAAAATGAAAATATGGCGGTGTTATTACTGCCCAACAAGCCGTTATACTTACGTTATGGGCGTGCATAATGGAAATGAATATGAAAACTGTAACTGATGATGAATTTCGTGAGAACCTGAGTGAAATTCTGGATTACCTTTCTTCCGGTGGCAGTGTCGTTATCACTGCGCAGGGAGGGAAGGATGTTGTTCTTGCTGGTTCTGATCTTAGTCCTGAAATACGGGCTGTCCTTGGCAAAACCAAAAAACTGCGGGATCAAATAAACAAAATGAAGCAACCACTCTTAATAAATGCAGTGAGAGATCTGGAAAAACGTCATCCAGCTCTTGTCGCACAGAGAAAAAAAGGATTGTCTTTTGAAGATGCAATGAAGCGTACAAGAGAAAAACATGCGGATATCATTAAAAAGCTTGAGGATAACTGATGGACATAGTGTTTTTGTCAAAAGAACAAGTAGAACGTATCCATGCTGAAACTTTACCCCAGAGCGGAAATGCCAATGACGGGCTACTTGAAGGTGCTTTAAATCGCGTCAGGACACTACACTACTATGAAGGGGTTGATGATATTCATGCTCTGGCTGCTATGTATTTGATTGGTATAGCCAAGGCTCATGCCTTTCATGATGGGAATAAACGCACAGCTTTTCAGGCTGCATCAATATTTTTAATGATGAACTCTTCCGAACTTTCAAACTCCCTGCTGCTGGTTAAATTAACGGTGTTTTCAGCAATGGGGATAGCTACCCTTGAGGAAGTTACCTTTGCTTTGAAATTGCTGTCTGATTATGGCAATGAATTAATCAGCGACTACGAAGAAGATTATATTTAATGCTGGCATACTCTGTCGTGTTAAGACAACAGCCTTTGCGGAAACAGGGCAGGGTGCCAGACTTGCCCGCAGCGCGTCTGACATGAGCAGTTATTCATCTTTTTTATTGTTTTTCTCCATGCAGGGCGACAGTGCGTCCATGCCAGCTTGATGTTGGTGGAGCCGTCGTCGATACAAATTTTCATGTCGCTTTTCCTTATGTTGATTAATTAATCGGTTACAGGATTTTTAAATCCCGCTTTTGCCTGTTTTGTGCGCGCTTCATATATCGCTGCGCGTTTTTTGCTCATTTACGGGATTTGTGAGTCCCGTTTCTGTCTGTTTTTTGTTTCCACTGGTCAGGCCACCCCGCAGCAGGTCTGCTTTGCGGCTGGCGCGTTCAGTGGTTTCACTGATTCTCTGTGCGTGCTCTGCGTCGCGGATGGCGCGCAGCATGTCAGAAAGCACGGTAACGGGTGTTTTCATGGTGTTCTGGTCCTGCTGAAGTGTGGATGCCAGGCGTGCGGCGGCTTCAGGGTCTGATGCCCCCAGCTGTGCCAGATAGCTGGCGACCGGGTTATGGCGGATCTCCGTGCTGCTTACGCCATGATTACGGCTCAGGCGCTGCCAGAGCTGCGTGATTCGGCTGTCCAGGCGGGTATCCGGTTTGCGTACAATTTCAAATCCCTGCGGTGCAATGATGCTGCCGTCAACGTACAGACTGCCGCCCCGTAACAGGTGCTGCATCTGTTGTTCACCGATATGCAGGCCGAGAGATTCAGCAGACTCCCGCCATTCTTTAGCGAGTAATTCGTGGTTATCAGGCAAAGGCCGCTGCTGTTTGCGGCTCTGTGTCCAGCTCTGCGCTTCATCACTGCTGTTTTTTGCCTGTTTGTCACGAAGCGAACGCATCAGCGCCCGGCGTTCGTGCCGTTTCAGTGAGCGCATCCATTCGTTCACTTCAACGCCGTCAGGGAGCTGCGGCCACGGTGCTGGCCGTTCTTCCGGCTGTTCTGTCCCGTTGTTGTCCGTTTCCTGTACACGGGGACAGTTATTGCCACGAGTCCAAGGGGCGGCATGGCCGCCCTGAAGGTCAAAACCATTTTCGCGGGCGTTGTCTTCTGGTTCTGGTTTACGTCTTACCAACTTCCAGTTATCCGGATGCGTGCACACACGGGAGGATTCCCCGATGAGTGGTGACCAGATCCCGTAAATCTGTACGCTCTGTTCGCCGTAATCGTTCAGCTCATCTGCGAGGTCGTAGGCGGTGCGAATCAGGTAGTCCTTGCGTGGAACAAGCACGCCACCCTGTTTTTCAATGTAGGAGGCAAAACACCCGGCATCAGCGGCAGCGAGTACCGCATCCATTGCATCATCCTTCAGCCGTTGCGGGCCTTCCGGGTTGCGTGCCATCTGGCTGGCAAGGCGGCGGAGTTCACGCCATACCTGACGGGAGGGGATGCCAAAGAACTGGAACTGGCGGACCCGATGAAGACGCGCCCAGCCAATGGCGCGCTCCACGCTCTCGGCCATTGATTTTCCGGTTTCGTGGTCAACGCGTGGCTTGCCCGTTTTCGGGTCGATGCCATCCACGGCGCGGCTGTCCAGGTTCTTTCCGATGTAGGTCGCGATATAGCTGGTTGGTGTGCCTTTTGAGCCGTCGACATACTCCGCCTTAAAGCGCGGAGTAATATCATTGCCCAGCTCGTGGCGGTCTTCCTGAATGGCAATATCGCGGGTGATGGCCACGATGCTGTCGATTTCTTCCGGATGAGCAAAGACCATCATATGCCAGTGCACGGTGCCGTCATGGTGAGGCTCCACCGTGCGGATGCCATACCAGCGAAGACCGTCGCGGTTCAGTTTTTTGCGGACCGCCGCAAAAAACGTGTTAACCAGGTAATCGCTGGAGTCGCGCATGGTGGCCCCGTTCCATTTGGGATTCGGATGACCGTTCTCTGTTGTGGCGTGGTATTTTGACGGGCAGGTGACAGTCAGAAACACCGCTTTGTCGCCACGGGCTTCGGCCAGAAGTTCCAGCCCCTTCATGGTGGCCATCATTTCTGCCTTACGGTGAACCGGGTTACTTACTCCCGCGTAATACACTGTCTCGAGATCAATCGTGAACCCGTCTTCGTTTTCCAGCATGAAACTTTTCAGGAAATCGCGTGTTTTCTCGCGCTGTGCGCGAAACTCGCTTAACGCGTCCTGGCTCAGATAGGGTGATGTTTTTCTGGAAACCAGACAGGCGGCGCGGAGTTGTTCTTCTCTCCACTCGCAACGTAACAGCCACAGTTTGCGTTTCCACCATTCCGCACAGGTCAGGCGAAGGACTGCGCCCGGCAGCAGCTCCGTGTCCGGTTCGTTCCTCCGGTCTTTATCTGTTGTCAGTGCGTCATAATGTGGAGGCATGATGTGCAGGTGTAACGCCATGCGGGCCAGCATCTGATACGCCTTCAGCGTTACATCCATGGTCAGCTCGCCATCTCTGGCACCAAAGCCATCACAGAGTTTTTCGAAGGTGCTGCTGAACATCGCCGCCGTCATGGTGGCCAGCGACTGTATCTGGTGTTTGTTGAGCTGCGGCAGGTAAAGCAAATCGTCCAGGCGTTCGCGTCCGGCAAGGGAGCGATAACCCGGTGTCAGCCAGTGTCCGTCAGTGCGATCCAGACGTTCGAATATTTTGCGCAGGGTTCCGCGTGCATAGCGTTCCGCCTGCCAGCTCTTTTTGCCTTTCCGGCGATCGGCTTCCTGTTTTTTGCGCAGGAAGGAGAGGTGGCGAATAAGCGGATCGCGCAGATAGGACGGCAGCAGGCGCAGCGAGGCCATGGCTTCATCCACCGCGCCACGTGCCTGTTTTCTGGCTTCTCTGGCCAGTGTGATGGTTTTGTCCTGTTTTTCCTGTGCGTCCAGGCTTTTATTAATCAGGTTGCCCAGCGGCGTGGCGGAGAACGCCGCATCAGCCATTTCCTGGCGGCGCTCGTTCTCTGCCCGGTAGGCATCCAGCCAGGAGGAAAGCTCGGATTCAGGAGCGGGGATTCCCGTTCCTTCACGACCCACTGCGTGGCGCGGTTGTTGCCAGTCCCTGATGTACTCTGCCGTCATAGTGATTTACTTCGTCATGCCATTCAGGGTGTCGCGGCAGACTGTAGCCAGCCGCTGAATTTCCAGCACGGTGTCTTCTGTGTCGGCATGGCGATGTGTGATGCGGATGCTGTCGGCAATCACATCGACGATTGCAGAGGATGGGCGCTGGTAAATGCCAATAACGGACGGGGTGCCACCTTCAATGCGGTAAAGCCTGTAATTTTCCTCATGGCTGTCAATCATGTAGCGACCATCAATAACAATCTTTCCGTCAGCGAGCTGCGGTACAGGCAGGGATTTCAGGTACATGTCATAACGATCACGCACGCGAGCGGCAAGATCACGTTCTGTGTTGAGCAGGTATTCAAGAAAGTCGTTGGCGAGAATCATTGCGGCAATCCTCTTGCTACAGATGTGCGAAGGCCTCCCGCCGCAAGGTGCAGGAAAGGCCTGGAACAGGAATTAATGGAGTTTGTTTTGCTGCTGGATGAGCTGCTGAAGCTCGCGCAGATCATCCGCCAGATAGCTGAAAACAGAGGCGGAATAAATGTTTGATAGTGCGTGGCTGCGCTCATGCAGCATATTGATGTGCATGATTTGCGCGACGCGTGATGCGCGGAAAAGTCTGCGGTTGATTTCAGTCTGGATGTGACGACGCTCCGCGATAGCGCGGTGCTGTTTGCGGTTTGCCATGATGTGGCCTCTCTGTTAGTTAGTTTTGAAAACTCACCATCCAGAGGTTCCAAGCTCGGGGTGGTGAGACGTACAGGGTTGGAACTACCGGCTAACAGAGGACCCGGCCCAGCTGATGCTGGCCCTGTACGCCCCACCATAATTCTGACGCGAAAAAGACGTGGCGATACGGCACGCACAAAAAAACCGCTGGCGCGGTTGTGCGCTCTGTTAGTCTGCGGGGTTCCAATCCCGGCACCCGTTTTATGAGGTGCAGCGGAAATGTAACCTGACTGATTGCGGCATGGCAAGCGGTTTTTTTGTGAGAACGGCATACTAAAAAATCCTGATACTGCTCCGGCCAGCGGTTTTCACTGGCCGGGTTTAATTACTTCACCGGAACAAACGGAACAGCGGTGTTACTGGTCATGTATTGCGGTAGCGTGCCGTTCCATTTGTTAATCGCTTCCAGCTCCATAACGCCGGGATTCTGGCGCAGAGCTTCACCGCGTAAACGAATGGCGTCGGCTTCAGCCTGGGCTTTTGTGCGAATGGCATCGGCTTGTCCGGCAGCTTCTGCGCGCAGCATGTTGGCTTCAGCTTCGCGTTGCTTGACTTCCTGTTCACGTTGCAGGGTTTTCTGGTTTGCCGTGACTTTGGCATTAATGCTGTCGATAACGGTTGGCGGGTATTCCGGCTTACCCACATAAGAGAGGCTCATTACCTGAATGCCGATAGGTGTCATTTCTGCCTGAATGTCTTTAAGTGCTGAATCCAGCAGTTCAGACTTGCCACCGTCGATAAATTTATCGGTGGTCATTTTGCTGGCCAGTCGGTTGAGTGCGTCGGCGATCTTCTGGCGCAGGTCAGTGTCGGTAATGTCATCCACGCCTTTGCGGTAGGTCTGAAACACTGTAGTAACTTTGGATGGATCAACCTTGTAGGCCACACCGATGTGATAGCCGATGGTTGTGCCGTCACTCATCTGAAAGCTGAACGGCTCATCGTAGGTCTTCATTTGTTTGAAGGTCGGGAAGATGTAAACCTCGGTATTCCAGCCAGTCCAGTAGCGGCCAACGCCAACCACTTCGCCAACGCCTTTGTCGTCGCCCAGCTTGTTGACTTTGATGCCCACATTACCTGGCTCAACGCGATCGCAGCCAACCAGCAGGATGGCGGCAAAAAGCGGGAGAATCTGAAAGAGTTTGAATTTCTTCATTGTTTAATTTCCTTGATGTACTTACTGAAAAGGCGAACAACGCCTGCCGGGTACAGCATGGCAATGAAAATGCCCAGCAATACCAGGAAAGAGCTGTCTGATGAAATCATTCGGGGGAGTACCCCTACATACAGAATGAGAGAGACGAGGACGCATACTAGCGCCCATGCATATGCACGAAACCATGTCTTGTTGTTCATGTTGCGGCCCTTACTGGTTAAGGAAAAAATCGAAAACCTTGTCAATGCGTTGCAGCAGCTCTTGCTGTATTGCTTCCGGCGTTTCCGGTTCGCCTGGCGCCTCCAACGTCGCGCAGAAATCAGCGATTTCATGATGGAGTGTCAGGCGAATGGCAGGGGCCGTGGTTCTGGCGTGCTCCAACTCATCCAGCAGTGCCAACACCACTGACGGTTGTAAGCTCACGCGAGATGGTAGTGATTCATGGGGGGGTATTCTTTGCACGGCAGTCGCCAGTTCGCGTAGTTCCTGGTGGTTGATGATGCTCATGCTCTGGCTTCCTTCAGTAACTGGTTAAACATATTGGTAAGTGGATTGCCGCACCCGAACGGCATCGGGTTTACCTGGTAAGAGAAGCGACCACCTGTTTTGCGCTCTTTTCTTATGACTGAACCGCTACGCCAGAGTCGGCGTAACTCCGCATTAATAGCTGTGGTTGGGGTATTCAGTGCTGCGGCGATTTCTCCACCGCTACACCCCGGATTGGCGGCGATATAGTCCAGAATGGTCATCTGCATGACTCCTGTACCTGTCGGATAAGGTTCACCCGCACCACGTTGGTGGCGCAGAAGTAAGTGCCGTCAGTGAGGTAGATGTGGTGTGCATCCTTTTCTGAACGGTGTTTGTCGATTGTGGTAATCAGGCGTTCGTCGACTTCGTATTCACGTCCTCTGGAGGTAAAACGAACGACAGGAAAGTGCTTAATTGCCATTGCGCCCACTGTTCTGTTTCTGGCGACGGATGCGGGATAGCTGGATTTCCAGCTCTTCAATGTGGTCGTGCAACTCGTCTATTTCGGCGAAAAGCGAATCAAGGGTTGATGAGAGTTCCGTTAACAGGGCCTTTGCCGCCAGTGCAACAGTAAACGTGCCGATGTCGCGTTCCGGGTCAATTTCACTAACAAGTGTTCTGGTTAGTTCAAGAGCGACGGGGAGCGCCTCTTCCAGTTTGCAATCCTGGAGATGAGCAAGAATAGTTAATGCGTCGCATTGAATTTTGTCTTCTTTATTTTGTTTCATCGTTGCCGCCTTATTTGAATGTACAAAGCCCTCCGCGAGTGCGGATTGTTTTCATGTTTTCTTATTTAATCGTGTGTTTTATTTGTGCTGTTATTCTTCAGTGAAAAAACGCTCAATCTTTTTTACTGAATGAATAATTCGCACAATGCCAATTGCGCAGACCACTGAAATAATCAGAACAATCCATGACATAAATATACTCATGCGATATTCCCCAGCTTATACGGTTCAATATGTTCTCCGCATTCTGCGGCACAGACCAGCTCGGAAAGTTCGTTAAGTGCATCCAGATCATCAGCGTAAAAAGCCACGTCATACAGACTCCGGATTGCCCTGGTCAATGAGTCACGGGCTGCACGTTCAGCATGAACGCCTGATGCGCTTAAGCGAAAATAAAAACGCTCAAGTGCTTTGTTGATGAGTGTTTTATATTCTTTGTCCATTGCAACACCCTTTAATCTGCTTTCTGGATTTCAGTTTCTGAATCCATGCAAATAATTTCGATATAGGGTTCATTGCCATTAACCTGACGTGCCTTTTCAGCTTCGCTAATGATTTCGCGTACAGTCTGGTACGGAAGTTCTACGGTCAGGCGCGTGCCGTTCAGATAAACGTAAGTAGCTGCATTTTTTTCTGATGGGACGACTCCATCAATAGCTGATGCGCGTAATAACAGTTCACCGCGAAAATCAATAAAACGGATAAATACACCTTGTGCATGCTCTTTGGTCATAACGCACCTGTTATAAATCAGTCTGTTTAATAAAACTTTGCCCGCGAAGCAGACGATCAACCGTGCGAAGTGCTTCGTACAATGTGAAATCCTGTCCAAACTGATTGTCGCCGTTGCTCAGAGCAAAAATGCGGTTTCCGGTAAATGGGTTGCGTTGGCATCTGTGAACCACGATTCCAGCTTTTTCAATCAGCCAGGTGTGTTCGCCAATTTGTTTTACTGTATGGCCATCTGGCGTTGCGTGTGTTTCGCTCAGGCTGTAGCGAGAGTTGCTGCGTGATGCACTGGTAGTGAAACGGTTAGCGTGGCGTTCTGTTCCGGTACGAAAATTACGGCGTTGCTTCAGCATAAAATGACACCTCGTTATTTTGTCATCTGCACGTATTTTTCTGTGCTCCTGATTGTTTTCAGGAAAAGAGCGAAGAGATTTACTGTGCGTCTTGAGTTCTTTTCATCCTGGTTGATGGGAATTGAACCTCTGTCAGCCTGTCTTTTCACTGTGTTAACAGCTTGGTTGGTACGCTTTGCGTAATCTTTCAGGCTTTCTTCAAGTACTGGTAACCCATGCTCATCGCGGTAGGGATAGAACGCTGCTAAACGCTCAAAGTCTGCCTGTTCGTGTGTGTTCAGGACTTTTGCCATGTGTGATAACCTGCGCTATCTGTGGTTGTTTGTGACTTGGTGTACTTATAAGTACACCTTGTGCGCAAGCTTAGTGTACTTATAGGAACACTGTCAATGCTTATCGGTGAAAAAATTAGAGTGATTCGTGAATCAGAGGATTTAACGCGCGAAGAATTTTGCGGCCTGATTGATGTGCCTATCGGCACTTTGCGTCGTTATGAAACGGGGCGGATTGAAAACATAGGGGGCGAAGTGCTTATCAAGATTGTTAATCACCCTCGCTTTTTTAAGTACATGAATTGGCTTATGACGGGAAAAACAAATGAGGCTGCTGGGCAGATCAGTCCGTCTCTCTCCCCTGATGGGCCAAAAAGCACATCGCCTTCTCAAAAACCCCGCAAGACTGGCACACAGCCCGGCTAATCATGGAGCGCTGGGGGCATGGTGGTCTTGTAACGCTGGGGTTTCACGAATGAGCATAAAATCAATTCCGGGAGGGTATCTTCTTGACATACGCCCGGAGGGGCGTAAAGGCAAACGCATTCGTAAAAAATTTAAAACGAAATCGGATGCAGTTTTATATGAGCGGTGGGTGCTGGCGCAACAGCATAACAATGAGTGGAAAGGAAACTCTATTGATCGCCGTCCGCTGTCAGTGCTTATTGACTTGTGGTGGAAATACCACGGCCAGCTAATGAAGTCAGGGCATAACACGCGCCTTAAATTGCTGCGCTTGAGTGAGGCAATGGATGACCCGTGCGTGCATAAACTTAATACAACGATGCTCACCGAGCTACGTGTGTCCAGGATAGAGCAGGGGATACAGCCCAGCACCATAAATCGAGAGATTGGGGCGTTAAGCGCGATGTTTACCGCACTCATCTCATCCGGCCATTTTCTTAACGATAACCCCGTTCAAGGCCTTAAAGGAATGAAGGTTAACGAGCGCGAAATGGGATACCTGAGTAAGTCTGAATGTGTTCAGTTGCTGGATGCACTGGCTGAAAATCCCGATGAACGGCTGGCTGTCGAAATCCTTCTGTCGACCGGGGCGCGATGGGGCGAGGTAGCGGCACTGGAGCAGCGCCGTGTTCTTCATTGTCGAATCACTTTTTCAAAAACGAAGAACAGCAAAAACCGTACCGTTCCTATTTCTGAAAGCCTGTTTGAAAAGATCAAAAAACGGGGCGGGAAACTGGTGTTTCCGACGCTGGATTATTCATTGGTTCGCGATGTCATCAAAACGGTCGCACCTGATGTTCCTGACGGCCAGGCTGTTCATGCGCTGCGCCACACCTTCGCCAGTCATTTCATGATGAACGGCGGCAATATTCTGACGCTCCAGAAAATTCTGGGGCACGCAAAGATTCAGACAACGATGATTTATGCCCATCTTGCGCCGGATTACCTGCAGGATGCGGTGAGGTTTAATCCACTAGGAGGTGCTTAA